TCGAGTTGTTATATTATTTGAAAAATAAATGGTGTTTACGGGTTTATATTATGTGGTTTTAAGATCTAAGATTATCAGGTTTAAGAGCAAACGCATAACCTGCTCTATCAAAAAATAAAATTTCTTCGTTGAGATTTGTATCAGATAATGGATATCTCATAGCCACCATTTGACAACCACTTTCTCTGCATATTTTACCATCTGGATTATTCGGGTTAGCACCCTTATTGGGTACGACAATGGTGATGCCTTCTTTATTAAAATTTTTTAGCTCATCTACATCAGAGTTGTTTTCAATGGCATCAAAATCATATTCCCTCATAAAGATAGAATTACTAGTTAAATTAACATATTCAAGAAAATCTTCATTTTCTAAAAATGCGGTATTTGTTTTATCAACAATTAATATAACTTTATTTTTAAGCGATAATAGAGGGACTTCTCCTAAATTTTCCCCATCAGATTCATAACTATAAGCTGGTCCTAGCATAATATCATTATTTGATTCGAAAATTTTAGCTAATTTGGAATACATTTTTTGGTTATTGCTCTTAAATCTTAAGTGAATTAAAATAGGGTCAGTTGGATTCGGACAAGTACCACCTGAAAAAGCATAGTTACGTATAGTATCCAATACTGTGCTAAAATTAACAGAATTAAATGTTTCTTTGACATGATAATTATCTGTTGTACTTGTTGCGACAACTGGATTGTTATCAATGGAATACACTTCAAAATCAAGACACCTAACACCTTGTTTGATAATTGATTTAAGAATACAAATATCTACATAATCGCCTGAATATGAACCTCCACTACACGCATTGTAAGCGGTTTTGATATAATAATCAAATAATTTACCACTACAATCACTGTCATTAGATGATATAGGTCTTAAATCGCCAGCTACCTTTGGATATAGTGAATTCATATTACTACATTCAGTTTTTTGTAGTCCATTCATATAAACTATATGCCAAATATATAAAATGATAATAATCACCGTAATTGCGTTTATTATGTATGAAGTGAAATCACTGTCTAAATTTGGGATAATAGTATAACGTATATAATTAAATATGCTATAAACTATATACCAATTTAAAATGGTAAAAACGATGATTAAAACAATTACAATGGTAACGACACATGCTATTATCACGTATGTTTTAATTGAATTATCTTTATTTTCATTAGTGCTTAATTTATCTTTCGATTTTTCTGATTCTTTTGATGACATTGTTAATATATAATATTATTTTAAAATTTTGTTTACTTTTCATTGAAATATTTAGGGGATAAAATTATTATATTTGAAATGAATGATTTGATGATTTACATAGTTGAATATTTTAAAGTGGTAAATACAAAAGCATTTTACAATGCTAATGTGTTTCGCATGTTTTTACATAAACCGGATAAAATTTACAATAAAAAATTAAGATTTATCTTATTTACATCTTCAAAGAGTGTAAATATATTTCTCTAAATATATAGAAAATTAAGTTCACATACATCAGTGTATATAGAAAATTATTATAAATAATTAAATTATATTATGATGAAATAAATAATTAAAAAATTAATATATAATATACTTAATATGGCAGGCGGATTAATGCAACTAGTTAGCCAAGGACAACAAAATATAATTTTAAATGGTAATCCATCAAAAACATTCTTTAAATGTACGTATAAAAAATATACTAATTATGGAAAACAGAATTTCAGACTTGATTATGAAGGCACACCTCAGTTGAATTTAACGACCGAGAGCACATTTACGTTCAAGGTTAAGAGGTATGCTGACCTTCTTATGGACTGTTATATATGTATAACTTTACCAAATATTTGGTCGCCAGTTATGCCACCACAAGCATACACTAATCCAGATGGCACAACAAGTTATACAGATTGGTCTCCATATGAGTTTCAATGGATAAAAAATTTAGGAGCACAAATCATAAGCAAAATTTCCATAAATTGTGGCAATCAACAGCTTCAACAATATTCCGGTCAATATATTTTGGCTTCAGCTCAGAGAGATTTTTCTGGAAGTAAGTTAGCATTGTTTAACGAAATGACAGGTAATGTTCCTGAACTTACTAATCCTGCCAATACTCCGCCACGAGTGAATTCGTACCCAAACGCATTCTATACAACTAGTGTTGCTGGAGCACAGCCATCAATTATGGGACGTACATTATGGATTCCACTTGGTTCGTGGTTTAATCTTCTCTCGACGCAAGCTTTTCCGTTAGTTGCTCTTCAATATAACGAATTATGGATTAATGTAACATTTAGACCTATTAACGAATGGTTTACAATAAGAGATGTAATGGATTATACAAATAATTATCCAGTTGTAGCACCGAATTTTAATCAATATTATATGCAGTTTTATAGGTTTTTACAAACACCTCCTGATGAAGAATTGGGACCAGCATCGTATGTAGATACTAGAACGAATTGGTTTGCGGATATTAATTTAAATTGTACTTATTGTTTTCTCTCGGATGATGAAGCAACTATATTTGCTAAAAACGAACAAAAATATTTAATTAAACAAATTTACGAAAAACCTTTTTATAACGTAACTGGAGCGAATAAAATCGATTTAGATTCAATGGGTATGGTAATAAGCTGGATGTTTTATTTCCAAAGAAGTGATGCTAATTTGAGAAACCAATGGTCGAATTATACGAATTGGCCTTATGAATATATGCCTCAAGATATAACTCCAGCACCAACAGCGGGTGATTATCCTAATCCAGATCCAATTGGTCCACCACTCTTAGGACCTGGTTTAAATCCAGATGGAACATTGTCTGGATTGTATTTAACAGGTGTTTATAATCCTCAAAATATTAAATCAATTTTGATTGCGATGGGTATATTATTAGACGGACAATATAGAGAGAATATTTTACCAGCCGGTGTTTATAATTTTGTAGAGAAATATGTAAGAACAGCTGGATTTGCCCCTCCGGGGTTATACTGTTATAATTTTTGTTTAAATACAGACCCTTTTGTATATCAACCATCAGGTGCGATGAATATGAGTAGATTCACTAATATACAGCTCGAATTTACAACGATAACTCCTCCTGCTGATCCTTACGCACAGGTGTTAACAATTTGCGACCCAAATACAGGTGATATAATTGGTATCAATAAGCCAACATGGAGAATTTACAATTATAATTTTAATATGTATCTAATAGAAGAAAGAGTGAATATGGTTATATTTGTTGGCGGTAATGCTGGATTGTTGTATGCTACTTAATAATTATACAGATTGATTTATAATAAATGAGTTTTTTTATTATAAATTTACATATCTATTATCATATTTGGTATATTGACTATTGAATCATTGTGATCTGCTAAATACCATGTAGGAGTTATTAACCCTTTAATTTCTAACCATGCCCAGTAATTTACTTCCCAAACAAGTGTGTTTGTTTCATTTAAAAAAGTTAAAAAACAATTGTGGCTTGTTGTGTAAAAATCATTTAAAGATTCTTTATCCCCAATTAGAAACCCACCACAAAAACGCCAAAGAATATTGTTTTTAAAATAATCGTCTGAATAAGTCTTAAAATTCCAACATCCAGGTATATAAATAAATTTGTCTTCAAAATTGGTATTTGATATTTTTTTTATTTTTAACAATGTATTTTCCGTATCTTTAAAAATATATGCTAAGCTAAAATCAAACCAGCAAAAATTAGTCGAGCAAAATGGGTTTATATCCATTGTTTTCTTAATAAATTCTAATTTTGACAACATTAAAAACATATATTCTTTTGTATCCTTTAAATTATGTCGGTTCAAAGGTAGATTACATAGTTCAGGATAATTATTACCAATTTTACATAATTCAAGATCTTCAATCTTCATACAACTTATAATCTTTAAATTTGTATATTTTTCTTCTAGTTGGCTAAATAGATGTTGTAGTTCAGGATCAATAAAAATACAAATATTAATTCCTAGATCTAATATCAATGTAAAATAATTTAATCGTTTTTCAAACATTCTTGTAATAAAAAAATCATCAGATTCTTGATCATAAACTTTCAAATAAGCGGTAACAAAAGTTGTCGACATTTGTTAATAATATGAATTATTTTCTTTATATAATTATTATTCAACTAAATATTATTCAACTATATATTATTGAATTATATGATTGAATAATATATTTATTTACATAAGAGGAGTAAATAGTAAAAGCGTATCAATATATTTTTTATCGTAAACACCTATGCGTGTTGTTCTATCCCAAGTACTGTAATTCATTAATACTCTTTCATCTTCTACAACTATACTTAAACAATATTCAATTGGTTCTCCTTCAAATTTAAACGGTGCTGAATAACGCAATAAATTCATATTAGAATCAAATACTGTTATTATATGATAATAATGTCTAGGTGATTCATAGGAAACAATATGATTTACAAACCATATTTCAGTTTCACAAATATCAATTGTAATATTACCATTATTATTCTCTCCGATTTTTTTGTTATAATTATATCCACAACTGGAACCTCTTAC